CCAAGATGTTATTTTGATAGAAAAAATACAGAAGAAGGTTTAAACTGTTTAAGACATTATCGCTATGATGTTGATGTAAATGGCAGTTTTAGTCAAAAGCCATTACATGATATTTATTCACATGGCGCTGATGCTTGGCGGTATATAGGATTAATGGTAAATGAGCCTAAGAAAAGGCAACCAGTTAAACAAAATTATGCCTTGGGTGGCAGTTGGATGGGATAAATATGGCAGATTATCAAGATCAAGATTCAAGCGAAGATAGTCGTATAAATGAGGCTAAAAAGTTTTTAAACCTTTGCAACGATACCGACTCTAACAATCGAGCTGAAGCTCTTGATGATGTAAGGTTTTGCGCTGGAGATCAATGGCCAGTAGATGTTCAAAATAGTAGAGTTTTAGAGTCTAGACCTTGCTTGACGATTAATAAGGTAGATGCCTATGTTCGTCAAATCTGCAACCAAATCAGACAGCAAAGACCTCGGATTAAAGTCCAAGGCATGAACAATGAAGCAGATGCCAAACTAGCTGAGATTCTTAGTGGTGTTTGCCGACATATTGAGTATCAATCTTCTGCTGATGTAGCATACGACACGGCAGTTGAATACGCAGTAAAGATGGGTTGGGGTTATTTCCGAGTAACAACTGACTACATTTCTGATGATTCCTTTGAACAGGAAATCTATATCAGACCAATCGACAATCCTTTTACAGTCTATTTTGATCCTAACTCACAGCTTCCTGATGGATCGGATGCAGAGCGTTGCTTAATTACTACAGTTGTTAGTAAAAAAACTTTTAAAGCTATGTATCCTGACAAGGATGATGGTCAAGGCTTTAATAGTAGGGGAACTGGTGACTCGGATGCAGAATGGGTAACCAAAGAAGATGTTCGAATTGCAGAATACTTTTATACAGTTAAAACCCCTACAAAACTTGTTTTATTGTCAGATGGAACAAGTGTTTATCAGGACGAAATGCCTAGCGAACAAGCATTAGCAGATGCTGGAATTACCATTATTGAGCGTAGAGATACCTACAAGAAACAAATTAAATGGTGCAAAGTAACAGCTATGCAAGTGCTTGAAGAAGGAGATTGGGCTGGTAAATACATTCCAATTATTCCTGTTTATGGTCAATCTTGCATTATTGATGCCAAGCATAAAAAGTTTGGCTTAGTCAGAATGGCAAAAGATCCACAGCGTATGTATAACTACTGGACTACAGCTTTGACAGAATCTGTAGCTTTAGCTCCTAAAGCCAAATGGTTACTTGCTGAAGGTCAAGACGAAGGACATGAGCTAGAGTGGAATCAAGCTAACATTAAAGCTATGCCTGTATTGCGTTATAAGCAAACAGACACAGAAGGTAGGGTTGCTCCAACTCCTACTCGTTTACAGCCTGAGCCTCCACCTGCTGGTATTGTTACAGCGACACAAGGAATGAGCGCTGACTTAATGACTGTTGTAGGCATCTATGATCCTAGTCAGCTCCCACAAGGAAATATTTCAGGCAAAGCATTGGCTGGTCAGCAACAACAAGTCGATATGGTGAACTTCCACTATTACGACAATTTAACTCGCTCTATTGCTTGCTGTGGTCGCATTATTCTTGATTTAATTCCTAAGATTTATGATACCGAAAGGGTTATGCGAATTATCGGAGCTGATGAAAAGCCTGAGATTGTTACTTTAAATCAACGAGTAACGGATGAGGAAGGTATTGAAAAGATCCTTAATGATGTATCAGTTGGTCGCTATGATGTAGTTATGGATACAGGACCAGGCTTTTCAACAAAAAGAACAGAAGCTGTCGAAAATATGATGACTTTACTAGCTGCCGATCCTAATTTAATGCAGACTGCTGGTGATTTAATATTTCGTAACATGGATTTTCCAGGAGCTGAAATTATTGCAGACAGACTTGCAGCATCTAATCCATTGGCTCAAATTGATGAAAAATCGGACATTCCTCCTCAAGTTCAGATGCAGTTAGCTCAATCTCAACAAACGATTCAACAGTTACAACAACAGATTCAGGTATTGGGAATGGATATTAAATATGGCGCAACTATGCAACAAGCCAAAGAAGATGCTCAAACCAAGCGCACTCTTATGGAAACTACTGCTAAAGCCTATAACACTCAAACAATGGCAGAAGTTAAAGTCAATGACCAAAATACTAGGTCAATTACTAGCCAAAACAAAACTGAGATTGATGCAATTGTTAAGCTACTTATTGCCAATCTTGATACAAGACAGTTGGAAGCTGAGATTGAGCGTAGAAATGATGAGCAATTTGCCTATGCAAAAGAAGCTGCAATGGATATAGCGCACCAAGCTAACCCCTTAACTGGAGCGCCTCAAACTAACATTCCTATGCCTCAAAGAGATGTAGCTTTAGAGCCAATCCAATCCCAACCAATTCAACAACCTATGCCACAAGGAGTTCAATAATGCCAAGAGATATTGTTACCTCAGAAAATCGTGAAGAATTTATTGAAAAAAAAATAGCTGAAAAATCTGGTAAAAAGCCTAGCAAAAAGCCTAAAACAGAAGGCGAAAAGATGAGGGCTAAAAATACTCATAAAAATTTGGGTAATGATTACTCAAAAATGAAAGATGAGGACTTAGCCAAGGAAATCGTTAAATATGATGCTATGCAAAAGCAACATTTAAAAGATTATATTAAAGAGCATGGTGGATCTATTCCTCTTAGCGAATACAAAAAAGATGATCCTGATTTTTCTGATTTTAAAAGCAAATATATGGATCTTCTTATTGAGCAAGGTTACAGAAGCAAATAATATTGTTTTAAATAAGTTTTAGTGGTAAAAATGAAGTGTTGTAAACCTACCAATGGGATCATTGGGTTAAATCTTGAGGAAAACTCATGGCAGAAGTGCAAGAATCAAAACAAGCTGGAAATGTAGTAACAAGTGATAATTTAGCTGAATGGACTATGAATCGTCTTGGTTTAGCTACCGAGGAAGCTCCTGTTGAGGCTGATGAAGTTGAGGAAACTCCTGAATCAGAGCCGATAGTTGAAGCTGAAGGTGAGAGTGAACAAGAATCAGAACCTGAAGCGAAAGTAACAGAGGAACGGAAACAAAATCCTAAACTCGAAAAGCGGTTTTCGGAGCTTACTAAGGCTCGTAAATTGGCAGAAGAAAACGCTGCCAAGGCACAAGCTGAAAAAGAGGCTTTGGAAGCTAGACTTAGGGAATATGAAGAACGGAACACTCCACAGCAAAATGTGGAAAATCCAATTGGAACAGAACCTAGGGCAGATCAGTTTGATGATGCTTTTGAATATGCAAAGGCATTAGCGGAATGGTCAGCAGAGAAAGCGTTATACGATAGGGATCAGCAAGAAGCGGTTCGCAAAGCTGAAGAAGAACGCTCTAAAGTCCTAAAGACTTGGAGTGAGAAACTAGCCAAAGCAAAGCCTAATTTAGCTGATTTTGATGATATTGTTGAATCTACTAAGGTCGTTGTAAGTAATGAAGTTAGGGATGCAATTATTGAGTCGGATGTTGGCCCTGAGATTCTTTACCATCTAGCTAGTCTAGAAGAAGAAGAAGCTGAGAAGTTCCAAGCATTGCCTATGTCAAAAGCGCTTAGAGAGATTGGGAAATTGGAGGCTAAGTTTGAAAAGCAAGCAATTGCTGAAGATAAGCCTTTAAGTAAGTCTGTTACTCAGAAGTCTAAAGCTCCTGCTCCTCTTAGTCCTATAAGAGCAACTGGAAGTGCAATGGAAACACCTATTGGCTCAGATGGTGAGTTTCATGGGTCTTACCAAGCATGGAAAGCAGCTCGTAAGGCAGGGAAGATCAGGTAAACCATAATTTCTTTAAGGAATAGAGAAAATGAGTAATACCTTATTAACCATAAGCAAGATCACCAACGAAGCGTTGATGGTCTTGGAAAACGAATTAACATTTACATCTGAAGTAGATCGTAACTATGATGACCAGTTTGCTGTAGTCGGTGCAAAGATTGGTAACACAGTCAATGTCCGTAGACCTGGTCGCTTCATTGGGACGACAGGGCCAGCCCTTAATGTTGAAGATTTCAACGAAACTTCAGTTCCTGTAACCCTCTCAACCCAGTTCCATGTGGACACGCAGTTCACTACTCAGGATTTGGCATTAAGCTTGGATATGTTCTCTGATCGTGTTTTGAAGCCAGCAGTTGCTGCTATTGCTAACAAGATTGACTTAGATGGCTTAACAATGGCTAAAAATGCTACTTACAACACAGTAGGAACAGCAGGAACTCCTCCAACAGGACTAATCACCTTCTTAAACGCTGGTGCTTACCTTGATTCTGAAGGCGCTCCTAGAGATGGTCGCAGAGCTGTTGTAATTGATCCATTCTCAAGCGCAACGATTGTTGATAGCTTGAAGGGTCTTTTTGTTCCACAAGAAGCTATTTCTGCTCAGTATCGTAAAGGTCTGATGGGTCGAGATTCAGGTGGTATGAATTGGAAGATGGATCAAAACATTGTGAACCAAACTTATGGATCATTCGCTGGAACAGCTACAGTCAATGTGACTACAGCTACTGGCTTTTTGACTAGCGGTTGGGCTTCTTCTGCAAACATTACTTTGACTTTAACTAACACAGTTACACTAAACCAAGGTGATACTTTTACCATTGCTGGTGTATTCGGTGTAAACCCACAGAATCGTCAGTCTTACGGCAAATTGCGTAATTTTGTAGTCAATACTGCGGTTACTGGAACTGGTGGAACTATTACAGTCAATGTATCTCCTGCTCCAATCAGCGCTGGTCAATTCCAAAACGTTAGCGTAACAAGTTCAGGCGCACAATCTGTAGTTTTCTTTAATAGCGCAGGAACAACTAGTCCACAAAATATCCTTATGCACAAGAACGCATTTACTCTTGCAGTAGCCGATCTTGAATTGCCTGAAGGTGTTCATTTTGCTGGTCGAGCTAGCGATAAGGAAATTGGTTTGTCAATGCGTGTGGTTAGGCAATATACCATTAACAATGACAGTATTCCGACTCGTTTGGATGTTCTTTATGGCTGGGCTCCACTCTATCCTGAGTTGGCTTGCCGTATTGCATCTTAATTTTTGGCTAAAGAAAGGAATAAATCATGGCTAATCCAGGACCAGCATCAACAGTATCCACAGTCTATCTATTCAACGGCAATGCAGCAGATGGTGTTGCCCTTGGTATAGCTAGTGGAAAAATTGGCTTTTATGGCGAAACTCCAGTAGTTCAAGCTTCTGCAATTACTACAATTGCAACAAACGCTACAGGAACAGCAATTTCTACAGCAGTTAATAGCATTATTACTGCATTGCAGAACATTGGTGTAACAGCCTAATCGTGTCGTAAATCAAAGCTCACTCCCAAAAGGGGTGGGCTTTTTCTTTTGTGAAGGGAAGAAATGCACATAACTATTGCTATTCCAGCCTACACAGGCTCAGTTTATATGGCAACTATGAGGTCTTTAATAAACGATCTTGTAATGCTTGTTTCTAGAGGGGATACATTTACCCTTATTGATGATATAGGAAGCGCTTACATAGCCGATTGCCGAGGCGCTATAGCCTCTAATTTCCTTAAGACAGAATCAAATTGTTTAGTTTTTGTGGACTCAGATGTAGCTTGGGAAAAAGGCGCTCTTTTACGACTTGTGGATCATAAAGTTGATCTAGTCGGTGGAATTTACCCTTATCGTATTGATGAACTAGGCTTTCCAATTAAATACCTAGATAAACCTGAATTATGGGCAAATCCTGAAACTGGTTTGTTAGAAGTAGCTGCTATTCCTACTGGGTTTATGAAAATTAGTCGAAATTGCTTAGAACAAATGGCAAAAGCTTATCCTGAGCAATACTTTCATGACGGAGCTAAAGATAATATGTTTTATGACCTTTTTGCTCATATTGCTGAAGGCGATAAGAAATATGGAGAGGATTATTCCTTTTGTTTAAGGTGGAGCAAATTAGGCGGTAAAGTTTGGTGTGATCCTGAAATTAAAATGGGTCATACAGGTAATAAAACATTTGTAGGTCATTTTGGAGATTGGTTAAGAAATCGTTAATATTATTGAATATTTATAAAAAAATAGGATAATGGGATAGTAGTTCAATCTCTTTTTGCAAAGGAAAAATAATGCCATCTACAACTCTTGCTCGTGGAAATGCAATTAGCACTTTCTACATTCAACCATCTTTAACCCCAGCCGCAGTCGCAGCTAATATTACTGCTGCACAAACATTTACTATTGCTGGTTTATTAACAACCGATCATGTTGCAATAGCTTGTGCTACCGATCAAACTGCTGGCATTTTTATTGCTGATGTTCGAGTTTCAGCAGCCAATACATTAAGTGTTCAATTCGGTAATATTACTAGTGGTTCATTAACCCCAACAGCAGGTAATTACATAATTGATGTTATTCGTATTGAAGGTTCTTATCCTGCTACAGCAGTCTAATTAAGGACAAATCATGTCTAATACTATTGTTTTACGATTACAAGCTCAGACAACGGCTTTATCAGTAGGCTCTCT